AGCGGCATCACCTTCGAGGAATACCGGGGCCAGGCGTCGTTTGTGCAGGCCGACGGCACGCTGGGGTCGCGCCGCTTCATTGCCGCAGGGGAAGCCCATGCCTTTCCGGTGGGTACAGTGGATGCCTTCGCGACCTACTTCGCGCCAGCGGACTTCAACGAGACCGTGAACACCATCGGCCAGCCGCTGTATGCCAAGCAGGAGCCACGCAAATTCGACCGTGGCACTGATTTGCACACGCAATCGAACCCGTTGCCGATGTGCCACCGCCCGGGCGTGCTGATCAAGTTGACGGTGTCGTGATGAGTCTCGTCGAGCAGATTTACGCATCGGCCGCCAATGCCGGACTGCTGAAAGACTGCTTCTGGCGTCCTTCGGACGGCTCACCGATGCAGCACCATCCGGTCGGCTTTACTGCGCCGGACGACACCGTGTTCGACGGACTGGCCTCGACCACCGACCACCAGATGTCGTACCCGGCCTCGGTCCTCAAAGGGCTGGCTCCGCGCGACACGGTCGAGATCGATGGCGTGATCTATCAGGTGCGTAGCACCCGGGCCGTGGGCGACGGCTCGGAGATGCGCGCACAGCTTACCCGGGTGTAGTGCCGTGTCCGGCAACTCGATCCGCGAACAGATTCTGCTCGCGGTGATGGCGGCTGTCCGCACGCCGGTGGAATCGCTCGGTGCGACGCTACACCGCTCGCCCACGGTGGCCATCAGCCGGGAGCAATGCCCGGCACTGGTGGTGTTCCCCGAGTCCGAATCGATCACCGAGCGCGCCAACGACCGCGTCACACGCGAGCTCACGGTGCGCCTCGTCGCGCTGGCCCGCGCGGTACCTCCCGCCATTCCGGAAACCGAGGCTGACCGGCTGCTCACCGCCGCCCACGCCGCGCTGCTGGCCGACCGGAATCTGGGTGGCCTTGCCTTGGGCATCCGCGAGCAGGAATGCGAGTGGGACGTCGAGGACGCCGATGCCGTAGCCGCCACGATCCCGGCGCGCTACGCGATCACTTACCGGACGCTCGACACCGACCTTTCAGCCAAAGGATGACACCCATGACTTTCATCGTTCTGACTCACCCGCACACCCACGCGGGCCAAGCTCACAAGGCGGGCGAACGGCTCGATGTGGATGGCAGCACCGCCGACTGGCTCATCGCCAACGGCATCGCCCGCCACGACCGCCAGCCCGTACCCGAGCCCCAGCCGCAAGGCGACGGCACACCCATTGAGCCCATCCGACCCATCACCACTCAACGCAAGGAATCCAAATCATGAGCACCTACGCCAGTTTTCAGGGCCGCGTCTTCCTCGGCAAGCGCGACGAATCCGGTCTGCCCATCGAAGTGCGCTCGCCCGGCAACGTCGCCGAGCTCAAACTCTCGCTCAAGACCGACGTGCTGGAGCATTACGAGAGCCAGACCGGCCAGCGCTCGCTTGACCACCGTATGGTCAAGCAAAAGTCGGCCACCGTGAACCTCACCATCGAGGAGTTCACCAAGGAAAACCTCGCGCTGGCGCTGTACGGCAACCACGTCACCGGCAGCACAGGCACTGTGACCGCCGAAACCATCGGCGGCGCTGCTCCGGTGGTCGGCGACCGATACTTCTTCGCCCATCCCAAGGTGTCGGCGCTGGTGGTGACCGACTCGGCGGGCACGCCCGCAACGCTGACCGCAGGCACGCACTACACCGCCGACACCGATTTCGGTGCCCTCCAGTTTCTGGATATCACCGGCTTTACCGCACCGTTCAAGGCCGCCTACAGCTACGGCGTCGCCACCGAGATCGGCATCTTCACGCAGGCGCTGCCCGAGCGCTACCTGCGCCTGGAAGGCATCAACACCGCGCAGGGCAACGCCAAGGTGCTGGTCGAGCTGTACCGCGTGGCCTTCGATCCCTTGAAGGAAATCTCCTTCATCTCGGACGAGTACAACAAGTTCGAGTTGGAAGGCTCGCTCCTGGCCGACACCACGAAGCCCTACGACGCGGTGCTCGGCCAGTTCGGCCGCATCGTGCAACTGTGATGGGGACTGCCATGAGCGATCTGGAAACCCTCATCCCGCAGGCGGTGGAACTGGTCATCGACGGCGAGCCGTTGGCGATCAAGCCGCTCAAGGTCGGGCAGATGCCCGCGTTCCTGCGTGCGATCACGCCGGTGATGCAGCAGATCGGTGGCGACGGCATCGACTGGCTGACGCTGTTCGGCGAGCGCGGTGACGAACTGCTGACCGCAGTGTCGATTGCCATCGGCAAGCCGCGCGCGTGGGTCGACGAGCTGGCCGCCGACGAGGCGATTCTGCTGGCGGCGAAGGTGATCGATGTGAACGCCGATTTTTTTACCCGGACGGTGATGCCGCGACTGAACGGAGAAATGGGCGGTCTGATCGCGCGGACGAGTGCGGCGGCAGCCGCCGTCACGGCTGGTTCGACACCGTCCAGCACCTGATCGAGCGCGGCCACCGGTTGCCCGACATCCTCGACTACACCCTGGCACAGGTGCGCGGCTTCGCTGCCGCCACCGCGCGGGTGGACGCCGCACGCGATGCGCGGCTGCTCTCGCTGATCGCCATCGGCGCGCGCGGCGATTCGCGTCACCTCGACCAGACCCTCGATAGGCTCCAAGACCGTGCGCATCTCGATCCGCATCGATAGCAAGGCTGCGCAGGCGCAGTTGCGCCGCTGGGGCGGCGAGTTTCGCGACAAGGTCAAGAAGGCGGTCGCGCGTGGCATCGCCAGTGAAGCCACCGAGCTCAAGGAGGACGTGCGCACCCACGTCGCGGGCCAGATGGCGGTAGTCAAGAAGTCCTTCGTCAAGGGCTTTACCGCCAAGGTGCTGGACAAGGATCGGAGTCGGCTGCCCGCGCTCTACGTCGGCTCGCGCATCCCGTGGTCGGGCATCCACGAGCGTGGCGGCGTCATTGGTGGCCGGATGCTGATCCCGCTGCACGGGCGCGTGGGCCGCAAACGCTTCAAGGCGCAGATCGCTGAGCTGATGCGCGGTGGCAATGCCTATTTCATCAAGAACGCCAAGGGGAACATCGTGCTGATGGCTGAGAACATCAAGGAACACGACCGGCCGTTGGGGGGCTTCAAGCGCCGCTACCGCAAGGCCGAGGGGATCAAGAAACTGAAGCGCGGGGCAGACATTCCTATTGCAGTGCTGGTGCCACGCGTGCAGCTCAAAAAACGCTTGAATGTCGAGCGCCTGGTCGCTGGACGTGTTCCGCGACTGGCAGCAGCCATCGAAAAACAGCTACGACGTGTGGATTGAGCAATGGCCAATCGCATCTCTGTCCTCGTTGCCCTCGAAGGCGCCGATGAGGGGCTCAAGCGCGCCGTTAATTCGGCGGAGAAGTCGCTGGGCGAACTCTCGGGCAGCGCTAAGACTGCCGGCCAGAAGGCATCTGCCGGAATGGCCGAGGTCAATGCGGGGGTCTCCGCTTTTGGCGAACAGATCAACCGTGCCAAGACACAACTGCTGGCCTTCCTGACCATCAACTGGGCCAGCGGCAAGGTGCAGGAGATCGTCCAGATCGCGGACGCCTGGAACATGATGTCCGCTCGCCTTAAGCTCGCCACCGCTGGCCAGCGCGAGTACGCCGTTGCCCAGAAGGAGCTTTTCGACATCGCCCAGCGTATTGGCGTTCCGATCCAGGAAACCGCCACGCTGTACGGAAAGCTCCAGCAGGCGGTGCGGATGCTCGGCGGTGAGCAAAAGGACGCGCTCACCCTTACCGAGAGCATCTCGCAGGCACTGCGCATCTCGGGCGCTTCGGCCACCGAGGCGCAGTCGTCCCTGCTGCAGTTTGGCCAGGCCCTGGCATCCGGAGTGCTTCGCGGTGAGGAGTTCAATTCTGTCGTTGAGAACAGCCCCCGTCTGGCGCAAGCCTTGGCTGACGGACTGAATGTGCCGATCGGACGGCTGCGCAAGCTGGCTGAGGAGGGTCGGCTCACTGCCGACGTGGTGGTCAATGCGTTGATGGGCCAAAAGGACAAGCTGGCGGCTGAATACGCCCAATTGCCCGCCACCGTGAGCCAGGCGTTCACGCGCTTGTCCAATGCCTTCGGCCAGTGGATCAGCCGTCTGGACGAATCGACAGGCTTCACGAAGAAGCTTGCCGAGGCGCTGACCTGGCTATCGCAGAACCTGGAGTTGGTGATGCAGTGGCTGCAGCGCATCGCCGAGGTGGGTCTGGCCGTGCTCATCTACCGCCTGATCCCAGCCCTGATCACGGCCTGGCAGACGGCAGGTGCGGCTGCAGTGACAGCCGCCAGCGCCACATCGGCGGCCTGGGCAACGGCCAACCTGTCGGTGTCGGCGGCTGTGGCCAGCGTGGGCTTGCTCAAGACGGCGTTTGCCGTGCTGGGCGCTTTCCTCGTGGGTTGGGAAATCGGTACCTGGCTGTCCGAGAAATTCGAGATCGTCCGCAAGGCGGGCATCTTCATGGTGGAAATGCTGGTCAAGGGCGTGGAGCAACTTCAGTACCGCTGGGAAGCCTTCGCAGCCATCTTCACTTCGGACACTATTGCCCAGGCCACCCAGCGCCACCAGCAGCGCCTCGCCGAGATGAACCAGATCTTTGCGCAGATGTACGCCGACGCGGGCAAGGGGACGGAGGCTGCCAAGGGTGCGATGAATACGGCGGCCACCGCTGCCGAGGAAATCGCCAAGCGGCTCGAAGCCGTGCGCCAAGGCACTCAGGAAGCGGTCGGACGTGGCATCGAGGCGGTACATGCCGCGTTGGAGAAGCTCAAGTCCCGGCTGGGCGAGGTCGAACAGGCGGTCGGTAAGGCGCAAGCGCAGGTCAACGACGCCACCGCCAAAATGGCCGAAGCCTACAAAGGGCTTACCTCCATCGTGGAGGCCAACCTTCAGCAACAGATCCAGGCCGTCAAAGCCCGCTACGACCAAGAAAAATCTGCCCTCGAGCTCTCCAAGCAGTCCGAGGCGGCGCAAATCACCCAGTCCACCCAACTGCTCTCCGAGGCGCTCACCCAGCAAGCCACGCTGCGCCGTCAGGCGACGACCGAGACACTTGGCCTGATCGATCAGGAAACGCAGGCGCGCAAGGACGCCGCCGCCCGGCAAGGCCAGACCGAGGAAGAGCGCCGTGCCAACGTGCAGCGCGTCGAGAACGACATCCTGGCCACCAAGCGCCAGACGCTGACCCAGGCGCTCTCTGAGTACCGCCAGCACATCGACGCCCTCAACGCCGAGGCCAACCGGCATCTGGCGGAAGTCCAGCGCATCGAGGAGGCCAAGCGACAGCTGTCCATGTCCACGGAGGAGCGCGTGCGCGACATTCGGCGCCAGGGCATGACGGAGTACGAGGCCACGGAGGACCGGAAACGCCAGATCGCGGAGTACCAGACCAAGGCCCGTGAGCAGCTGGCCAATGGTGAATTCGAGCAAGCGCGGCAGCTCGCGCAGAAAGCGATGGATTTGGCCGCACAGGTGGCCAGCAGCCAGACCAGCGAGGCCAAGCGCGGCGAGGATGCTCGCAAACAGTCAGAACAGGCGGTATCGCAGGTCACACAACTCGAGGCACAGTCGCGCCAGGCCTTTCGCAACCAGGAGTACGAGAAGGCCAATGCACTGATGCGTCAGGCCGATGAACTCCGTACTCAGTTGGCGCAAAAGACCCGGGAGGCCGACGCGCAGATTGCCCAGGGCAAAGATGGCGTCAACCAGGCTATCCAGCGCATCCGGGAGTCCGAGGAACTGCTCAACCAGACCCTGGATGCGGAGGCCAAAGCCCACCAGACGGCGGCCCAGTCGGCCTTGACGGCCCGAGACCAGATCCGCCAGACGCTGGAGCAGACGCAAACCCAGATCGACCAGATCACATCCAAGCTTCAAGAGGGTCTGAAACTCACGCTCGATGCCGACACCACGCGCTTCGACCAGGCCATCGCTGAGCTGGACAAGGCGCTGGCCGAGAAGGAATACCTGCTGCAAATCCAGGCCGATCTGCAGGAGGCGGAAAAGAAACTCAAGGAATACGAGCAGCTGCTCAAAGAAGGCAAGACGCTACCGGTCGATGCCGATGTATCCAAGGCCCGGGAGGCACTGGACAAGCTCAAGACCTACGCTGATCAGAACGCGCAGTTCGAGCTCAAGGTGGCAACAGAAAAAGCCCAAGCCGCGATTACCAACGTGGACGGAATGATCAAAGCCCTTGATCGCATCCAGACCGAGTCGCGCCACCAGGTCAGCACCAATGCCGATGCGGCCCGTTCAGAAATCATGAGCCTCAACGGCGCCAATACCAGCAGCACGCACACCATCTACGTCAAAAAGGTGGAGCAGAACGCTACCGGCGGCATGGTCGGCCGGGTGCTGAACTTCTCTGGTGGCGGTGCGGTAGCGCCTGCGTTCCCCCGGATGGCTGGCGGGAATGTGCCGGGCTCGGGTCACCACGACACTGTGCCACGGACCCTGGAGGCGGGCGCCTTTGTGCTTCGCAAGGCGGCGGTGCGTAAGTACGGCGCGGGCAATTTGGCGCGCCTGGCGCAAGTTTCCAATTCCGTCGCCCGCTTTGCACGCGGCGGCGCGGTCGGCCCGCAACCACCCAAACGCAATCGCGAGGTGGTTGAAACCGAGAAGATGATCGAACTGGGCATCAAGGCACTCGGACAGATCAACTACAGCGGAAGCCTGGACGCCAAGGACAAGACCTTTGCCTACTGGATGCCGATGGCACGTACCGATCGGCGGGATCTGGAGAAACTGGTCGACCGCAAGACCCTGACCGCCAACGAAAAAGCCCAACTGGAGGGCATCCGCCAGCGTTGGCGCTACGCCATGTCGACGGTCATCATGTACGGCAAGGACTTCGAACGCGACCTGATCGACTACATGGAGTCTCTAGACGGTCAGTTCTTTGCCCGTGGGGGTTTAGCCAAGTCGGACACCGTCCCTGCGATGCTCACCCCGGGCGAGTTCGTCGTGAACCGGCAGGCCGTCGCCCGCTACGGCGCGGGCTTCTTCGAAGCCATCAACAATCTGAGCGCTCCGGCGCAGGCACTGGCCGGGCGTGCGCTGGCGGGCATCCAGGGCTTTGCCTCGGGCGGTCTGGTGCAGCCCGCAAGCCGCAGCCTGCCACGTCCCTCGTTGCCCGAAGGTACGCCCACCCGCACCGTGCGCGTGGAACTGTCTTCGGGACAGCAGAAGGTCAACGCCACGGTGGATGCGCGCGATGAAGCGCGCCTCTTGCAACTGCTCGACGCCGCCCGCGCCCGCACTGTCTGAGATTCCCTGATGCAACTGAAGAACCTCGCCACCGGGGTGGCTTTGCCATTGCCCGACGACTTGCTGTGGGCGGACGAACACGCGTGGTCGCCTGCGGTGGCCAGCACTTCCTACCTGATTACCGGAGCGTTGCTGATTCAGTCAGCGACGCGGCAGGCAGGTCGGCCGATCACCTTGGTGGGCGCGCCCGACATGGCGTGGGTGACGCGCGCCGCCGTGGAGCAACTGCGCGCGTGGGCTGCGCTGGCGGTGAGTGAAGCCACGGGCCGCTTCGAACTGAGTTTCACCGATGGCCGGGTCTTCACGGTTGCGTTCCGTCACCAGGACGCCGCCATTGAGGCCGAGCCGGTGATGGGTTTCCCGGCGCGCGCGAGCACCGATTTCTACCGACTGACCCTTCGATTCCTGGAGATTGCCTGATGCCCATCCAATCTGGCGACGTGAAGCTGCTCAAGTCTGCCGTGATGGCCGATGTGCCCGAAGGCGGCGGTGCGCCCACGGGCCTCGTGATTGCCGATGGCGTATCGAACGCCATCTTCCCCGACATCTCCGAGCTGGATCGCGCCGGAGGCCGTGTCAACTTGCGCAAGAGCTTTGTGCAAGTGGCCACGGATGACACCGAAACCTACTTCGGTGCCAACGTCATCGTGGCCGCACCGCCGCAGGACGAGCGCGTCAGCGTCACGCTGTTTTCCACCCGCAAGACCTTCGACACCCGTGAGCAGGCGCAGACCCGCATCGAGGCCTACCTCAATAAGGGCCCCGAATGGGCGGGCTACCTGTTCGAGAACCACATCGCGGGCCAACGCGTGGTGCAACTGTTCCAGCGCTCGAGCGA